GATGAATGGGATGACGAGCCAAAATACAAAAGGCCAGTTGAATACTACTAAAACAAGGGTTTTAAGATACGTTTTGCACAAAGACGTTAAAAAATATGAGTCTATGGGGTGGACGGTTACCGGTGATCTGTCCCACTCCCATCATGGGCAATATTCTGTTATCATGCAAGCACCGAACAAGAAATAGGATTTATACATTATGGCTGTAGAAAAACAGATGTTTCCCGCCGATGTGGACATGGAAGGCACGGAAGAAGTAGAAATTCAGGTAATGAACCCTGATGCAGTTTCCATAGAGTCTGACGGCGAAGAAGTAGTCATCGACTTTACCGGTGAGTTTACCGAGGATATTGTCGGCCCAGACCATGATGCTAACCTAGCTGAATATATCGAAGATAATGAGCTTCAGGCATTGGCTTCTGAGCTTGTTGAGGACTTTGTGGCAGATCGGCAATCCCGCAAAGATTGGGCAAGATCATATGTAAAAGGCCTAGATCTTCTTGGCATGAGGATTGAAGAGCGCACCCAGCCATGGGCAGGCGCAGCGGGCGTGTTCCACCCAGTCCTCACAGAAGCAGTTGTTCGGTTCCAAGCTCAGGCGATGAGTGAGCTTTTCCCCGCCTCAGGTCCAGTCCGCACAAAGGTTATGGGCAAAAAAGATCAAGATAAAATTGATCAGGCGCAGCGTGTCGAAACGGAAATGAATTATCTTCTTACCGAGGAGATGAGTGAGTACCGCGATGAAACTGAGCAGATGCTGTTCCGCCTTCCGTTGGCTGGTTCAGCATTTAAGAAGGTTTATTATGATCCTATCATGGAACGACCATGTGCGATGTTCGTGCCTGCGGAAGACTTCGTTGTGTCATATGGAGCTGCTGACCTAGCTACCGCACCGCGTTACACACATGTGATGAAGAAAACCCCTAATGAGATTGCTGAGCTTCAGTTTAACGGTTTTTATCTTGATATTGACCTTCCGGCACCTGAAGCCGATTATTCTGACATTCAAGAAAAGTACGATGAGATTGATGGTGAGACCGCCGTTCTTGAAGATGACGACAGACACACTATTCTTGAGGTTCATGCCGATCTTTTGATGCCTGAGCCTTTTGATGATCCGGACGGTCTGGCACGTCCATATGTTGTAACAATTGATAAGTCCAGTTTGACAGTTTTGTCTATACGGAGGAACTGGTATGAAGAAGATATTAAAAAGCGCAAGAGAGCGCACTTTGTTCACTATAGATACCTACCGGGACTTGGGTTTTATGGAACGGGTCTTATTCACCTTATTGGTGGTCTTGCTAAAAGCGCCACCAGTATTCTTAGACAGCTTATTGACGCGGGTACGCTATCCAATCTTCCTGCTGGCCTCAAAGCTAGGGGACTTCGCATTAAGGGTGATGATTCGCCTCTCATGCCGGGTGAGTTCAGGGACGTGGACGTGCCGGGGGGTGCAATTAGGGATTCGATTGCATTCCTTCCTTACAAGGAGCCATCATCGGTACTCTACCAGCTTCTCGGAAACATCGTGGAAGAGGGGAGACGGATTGGCTCCGTTGCTGATGTACAAGTCGGAAATCTTAACCCACAAGCGCCGGTCGGGACGACCCTAGCTCTTATGGAGCGAAGCATGAAGGTGATGTCTGGTGTTCAGGCGCGTCTTCATGCAGCGTTAAAAAATGAACTACGCATTCTGGCAAAGATTGTAAAAGACTATATGCCAGCGGAATACATCTATGATATGGAAGGCGACTTTAGCCGCCAAAAAGACTTTGATAGCCGAGTTGATGTTATTCCTGTTTCCGATCCAAATGCATCCACAATGGCGCAGCGCGTTGTTCAATATCAGGCGGCTATGCAGCTGGCTCAGCAGGCGCCAAATCTCTACAATATGGGCAAGCTACATCGTCAGATGCTTGAGGTTCTTGGCATCAAGGATGCAGATGAAATCATTAAGCTTCCAGATGATATTAAGCCAGCAGACCCAGTCACAGAAAACATGGCTATCCTGAAACAGGAGCCTGTGAAGGCGTTCAAGTATCAGGATCATGAGGCGCATATTGCGGTACATATTGCTGCTATGCAGGATCCAAAGCTTCAGGAAATTGTGGGTCAAAGCCCATTTGCTGGGGCCATACAGGCATCAATGGCAGCCCACATCACAGAGCATGTGGCGTTCCAGTATCGCAAGGAAATCGAAAAGAACCTTGGCGTGTCTATGCCAGATGAAGAGAAGCCGTTGCCAGAAGATGTCGAGATTGAGATATCTCGCCTGTCTGCTCAGGCGGCTGAAAAGCTTCTTCGCAAGGATCAGGCAGAGGTGGCGCAAGAGCAAGCCATGAAGCAGCAGCAGGATCCGCTTACGCAGATTCAACAGCGCGAGCTTGCCCTTAAAGAGGCAGAGTTCGAGCATAAGAAGCAACTTGATATTGCAAAATTACAGGCAGATGTGCAGGTAAAAGAAGCAAATATTGAGCTTCAGGAAGATCGCCTGAAGTCAGAAGAAAGACGCGAGGGCGCCCGCCTTGGTGTTAAAGTAGCAACCGAAACCGACAAGGCCCGCAGAGAAGATATGAAGTCGGGTATTGAGCTTGGTCGGGAAATGGCAAGGGAGATGACCGATGATGGAAGTAATCAGGGATAAAATTAGGGGCTATATGAATGATATCGCTGACCATATGGCCGGTGGCGGATGCCAAAACCATGAAGAGTATGTTCGGTTGGTCGGCAAAGTCGAGGCGCTCGCCCTCATTGAGAGAGAGATTCTCGATTTGGAGCAAAGATACGAAAAAGACTAACACTTCCGCGAATGAAGATTATGCGTTATATTGTGAATGTGGAGACTTTCAGGGCAAAAGCCCTGCGAGGTACTGTGAACCTGAATCACTGCAAAAGGAACAGAAATGTATTCTGCTGAAAAAACAGTTGAAGATTCAACTGCTAGAAAAATACCAGAACCATCTGGCTACAAACTCTTGATTAAGCCACTTGAGGTTAAAGAAAAAACAGAATCTGGAATCTACATGCCTGATTCACTGAAGAACGCAGAGCAAACTGCATCAGTGATTGGATTTGTAGTGAAGGTTGGGCTTGACGCGTATAAGGATCCTGAAAAGTTTCCTAACGGCCCTTACTGTAAAGAAGGTGATTTCGTGATTTTTCGATCTTATTCCGGCACAAGGTTTAAGGTTGATAAGCAGGAGTTCCGTCTTATCAATGACGACACCGTTGAGGCTGTTGTCGATGACCCAAGGGGATACACAAGAGCATGAATAATACAGCTGAAAAAATTGAAGAAGATCTAACTGAGGTGGACTTGGATAATACTGAGTTTGAGGTAGACATCATTGATGATACCCCAGACGAGGACAAGAACAAGCCTCGCCGCGCAGATGATGCGGAAGCGCAGATACCGGAAGACGATGAGATTGCAAACTATAGCGAGAATGTGCAAAAGCGCATTAAGCAGCTAAAGTTTGAGTATCATGAGGAGCGCCGCCGCAAGGAAGAGGCCGCGAGGCTACAAGATGAGGCAGTTGATTACGCCCGTAAGGTATACGAGGAAAATCAAAAGCTACGCAAAACCCTAGAAGAGGGTGAAGGTGTTCTTGTTGAGCAGGCCAAAAGTCGAGTTGAGGCAGAGCTTGACCGTGCAAAAGCAGCTTATAAAGAAGCCTATGAGACAGGCGATCCTGATAAGCTTATTGATGCACAGGAAAAGCTTAACAGCCTTCAAAATGAAAAGTTTAGAGTTGAGTCTTATAAGCCAAAGCCGCAACAAGTTCAGGAAGAGCCTGTTCAGTTGCAGCGGAAGACAAAGGTTCCAGAGCCAGACGCAAAAACAAAGGCGTGGGCATCAGAGAACGAATGGTTCGGCAATGACTCAGAAATGACAGGATATGCCTTTGGTGTGCATGAGTCCCTTGTAAGACAGGGCATCAACCCACAATCACAGGCAGATGAGTATTATAACCGTATTGACCAATCTATGCGTCAACGGTTTCCAGACAAGTTTGGCGGGCAGCAAGTTGAGGCTGCACCTGTTCGTCAAGCTGGTTCCGTGGTTGCCCCCGCAGGTCGGAGTGCAAAAAAACCACGCAGAGTGCAATTGACCTCAACACAAGTCGCTCTCGCCAAGCGCCTTGGCCTTTCGGCAGAACAATATGCGGCGCAACTCTTGAAGGAGTCATCAAATGTCTAACAGAACCCCACGCTCAAGTGAGTCCCGTGAAGTAACGGCTCGCAAAAAAACTTGGCAAAGACCGGGCATGCTGCCTACCCCCGAACCACGCGATGGTGTTGAATATCGCTGGATTCGCACATCAACCTTGGGTAACGCAGATAACACCAATGTTTCGTCTAAATTTCGTGAGGGTTGGACGCCAGTTAAGGCAGAAGATCATCCTGAATTACAAGTGTTGCCTGATATCGACTCTCGATTTCAAGGTAATGTTGAGGTTGGAGGATTGCTACTTTGCGAGAACTCAACCGAATATGTGGAATCTCGCCGTGAAGCTCACGATGAGATGAACGCACAGCAGATTGATTCTGTAGATAACAACTATCTCAGACAATCAGATCCTCGTATGCCTGTTCTGAATCCAGAACGGTCTACGAAAACATCGTTTGGTAAGTAACCTAAACAGGGCGCTTACCGTTTTTACAATGGCTTTTCAGAAGGAGAGATGATTATGTCTTCAGTAGCCGCTCCCTTCGGTCTGCGCCCAATTGGTCGCTTGGATAATGGTTCACAGGAAGTTTTCCGCCAGTATCCAATCGCATCTGCATATGGTGTCAACATCGCAACTGGCGATATTGTCCACCTTGTTGACGGTGGTACAGCCACCACAATTGAAAAGCAGTCCGCAGTAGGTACAGCTGCGATTGATATCGTAGGCGTATTTATTGGGTGTTCATACACCGACCCAAATACAAAGCAAAAGATTTTTTCTCAGCTTTGGCCCTCAGGCACCGTTGCATCTGATGCAATGGCGTTTGTCGTAGATGACCCGAATACTCTGTTTGCAATCCAAGCAGACGGTGCGCCAGCTAACGTTGGTGACATCTACGGTAAGAACTGTACTCTGATACAAACTGCACCAAACACTGATCTCAAGATCAGCCGTGTAGCTTTGGACATCTCAGAACTTGCTACAACCGCTACAGACCCAATCAAGGTAATTGATTATCTGGGCGGCCATGAAGGCGATGAGAAGGGTTCAGCTTACCCAATTCTGGTTTGTAAGTTCAACTACCATCAGCTCACCGCAGCTGCTGGCGCAGCCTAAAGGAGTGTAACTGATGGCTATTTCACGCGCACAACTCCTGAAGGAACTACTGCCGGGTCTTAACGCATTGTTCGGCATGGAGTACGAAAAGTACGAAAACGAACATGCGGAAATCTATGAAACCGAAACTTCAGAGCGTAGCTTTGAGGAAGAGGTCAAACTGTCTGGTTTTGGCGCAGCGCCTGTAAAACCAGAAGGTTCAGCGATTTCTTACGACAACGCGCAAGAGTCCTTCACAGCCCGTTACAACCACGAAACAGTGGCAATGGGCTTCTCTGTAACCGAAGAAGCTATGGAAGACAATTTGTATGACGCGCTCTCAGCACGTTACACAAAGGCTCTTGCCCGCGCTATGGCCTACACAAAGCAGGTCAAAGCAGCTTCTTTGTTGAACAACGGCTTCACCACTTTCCAGTCTGGCGATGGTGTAACCCTGTTCAACACTTCACACCCAACAGTACAGGGTGGCGTCAATGGTAACCGTCCTGCGGTTAACGCTGACCTGAACGAGACTTCATTGGAAGATGCTGTCATTAACATTGCTGCCTTCGTTGACGAGCGCGGCCTGTTGATTGCTGCTCGCCCACAGAAGCTCATCGTTCCGCCAGCACTGATGTTCGTTGCAACTCGTCTGCTTCAGACAGACTTGCGTGTCGGCACAGCCGATAACGACATCAACGCTCTTCGCTCAAATGGTTCAATCCCACAGGGCTTCCGCGTCAATCACTACCTGACTGACAACGATGCATTCTTCCTGACCACGGATGTTCCAAACGGCATGAAGCACTTTGTCCGTACAGCAATGTCAACATCTATGGATGGTGACTTTGACACAGGCAATGTTCGCTACAAGGCCCGTGAGCGTTACAGCTTCGGCGTGTCAGACCCACTAGGCGTTTACGGTTCACCGGGTGCCTAAATAATACTAGGGTACAAACTTTTGATAGGGCGTCTTTCGGGGCGCCCTTTCTTTTGCTATAATGTATAGGAACCTTGACAGTCACATGGTGTGGCTGACATTTGCCAAGACAAGGAGTTCCTTATGGCTAATACTACTTTTTCGGGGCCGATTATTTCTAACAACGGCTTCACATCTACTGGCATCGCATTTGCCGATCTCCCCACAGCCACTGCCAATACTGGCCGGATTATCTTCTGCTCTGACGCCCGCAAGGTCGCTGAAACTGCGGGTAATGGTACTGGCAACCTTGTGTTTTCTGACGGTGCAAACTGGATTCGTGTAGACACTGGCGCAACAGCAACCGCTTAATAGGAGGCTGTCATGTCAGGTTCTGATGTAAACGTAAGTTATGTCACCGCTACTGGTACAGTTGCGGGTGGTCGAAGACGCTTGGCTGGTGTTCATTATCATTCAGCCGGGTCTACAGGAAAGATAGTCCTTAGAGACGGGGGTGCCGCTGGCACTATTCTTTTGACTTTGGACTTTCACGCCAACTCAACTGGAGATCTTATGATCCCAGATGAGGGCGTCCTTTTTGAAACAGATATTCACGCGACATACACAAACATAACCAGCGCAACCTTCTTTTATAAATAGGAGGTTTGAGTGCCGCGTAAAAAAGAAACGCCCATCAAAACCTCTGTGAAGTCTGGTAATTTTCGCGCCACCAAAAAGGGCGCGGGGATGACCAAGAAGGGCGTTGCCGCCTATCGCAAGGCAAACCCCGGCAGCAAGCTAAAGACGGCAGTCACAGGCAAGGTAAAGCCCGGTAGCACCGCTGCTAAGCGCCGCAAGTCTTTCTGCGCCAGATCCGCTGGTCAAATGAAGCAATTCCCCAAGGCCGCAAAGAATCCAAACAGCAGGCTTAGGCAGGCTCGTAAAAGGTGGAAGTGCTGATGGCT